CACGTGCCATCTCGAACCCTTGCAGTTCTAAGTGAGCACCGACAATCTCCGCACTAGTGTTCTTCAGAAACTCTAGTGTGTCTTTCTCGTTCTCTGGATTAATCCAAGGAACCAATGCAACCTCTGTACCATCATAATCCATCACTGTTGGTTCCATAATAAGGTTCACTTCATTCATATAGTGACCTTGGAGTTCCTTCAGTGCATTCAACTCATTGGTGTTCTTGTAGTACACGTCATGGTTGCCAGGAATGATATCCATAGTGATACCATGTTTACGCATAGGTTCAAGGAATATCTTACGATTGTGTTGCAGTGCCTTGAAGTTGATTGTCTTACGATTGTCGTAATAATCACCCAAGTGTAGTATTTGTTTGATATCATTTTCTAACAGGTACGGAAAGAAAACGTCTCGGTAGAAACGTTCTTGATAATCCATAAAAATGTCAGATGAGTTTCGACACCCTGCATGGGTATCATTCAGTATCGCTATTTTCGCCATTATAAGTTTTCACCATCTTCATCGCTTCGGTCATAGGTAAACGACCAGCACTTGCATTCTGCAACTTGATCGCTTTCCTACGAAGTTTCTTTAGTTCGGTCTTTCTTTTATTTACTTTGTCCATCATACCACTCCCAGCAGTTAATGTCAAGTATTTATAAAAGTTTCCTTTTCTACTCCACAATAAAGTCAGTCAAGTCCGAATCTACTTTAACAGTACGTCTCTTACGTTCTTTCTTCACAATCGCTTTCCACTCGTTGTCCTTTCCTTTCACTTCATCGATACGCATACGAAGTTGGTCAACAAATGCCTGTGCAACCGCAGCTGAGTGGTTGTCACCTAATTCATTATCTAAGAATGCCTCAACACCAGACTGTTCCATATAACGCATCTTGATGTCTTGTTGTTTCTTTTCTTTCTCAATTCTACGTAGGAATGCAAACCAAGAAATCTGTGTGAAGTATGCAAACGCATTTGGTTTACCTGTACGTGTTGCAGCCTCTAGATTGTAGTTCTCAATCGCCTTCAGACAATTCTCTACTGCATCCATCACCATCTCTTCACGATAAGTGTAACGAACAAAGTTAGACTTGTGGGATAGTCCCTCACAAATCTTTAGGAAACACATTGCGATATAGTCTGGTACTTTGGGTAGTTGAGACACCTCAGATTCTCGTGCGTGGTTCAACTCAGTTACATAGTCTACCACCGCCTGTGAGAACTGTGCATTGTTCACATAGTGAGGTTTGTCTTTAGGTTTAATCTTGGTTTTTGTTTTTTCTTCCATTATAATATTCCAGTTTTATACTTTCGATGTCTACTATTATAGTAGATTTTCATGTAATTGTCAAGGGTAATATTTTTTTATTATCACTTGACATTTATTGAATGTCGTGATAAAATAAGCTTTACGTTCCCAGAGGGGTGAATACTACGTTAATGCAACTTTGATTTGTCAAAAATACTGATCACATTATTACTCGCACTATCATGTAAACCCATTCTCTGAAGGTAGTCATCTATCTTATCTCCAGATGTTTCAGAATTTTCCTGAAACTTTTGTTCTGCGGTCATTCTTGTTTCTCTTCCATACTTCTCTTCATACTCACGTTCACGTTGTTCGTGCATCTCATCCATATCTTCACACGCTTCGTTATATTGTAGTACCAAAGTTCTTGTAGGATAACCCATACCAACTATGTGAGTGGTGTTGATAATAATTATATCATCATTGTTTTCTTGATAAACCATCCAAGGGCGGAATGCATAGTACTTAACACCATCTTGATTTTCCATCATGATGAGTCTCATTGCCTTACGTGCAAGAATCTCAATTTCATCGGCATCTTCCCATTGCAGAACTTCACAAAGTATCTCTTCACCATTGGCGAGCTTAAATTGTTTTATTTCTCCAGTTTGATTCATAGTAAGTCCAATTTAACAGTTAGTTTATAATAGTATTTAGACTAGATTTAAGGTTGACTTTCCTGAGTCTGGTAATCCAAAAAACTAATATCTTTATTTCAAATTTATCTGATGTATCTTATAGGGAAATTGTTCTTTAGTATATATCTTGATTCTTTCTGCACTGTGGCGTAGTGTAAAGTTCTTGTGTGACTTGATGTGCATATCGTCCGCAATATCGTATAACTTCGCTACAGACCCATCGTCAGACTGTCTCAATCCACGTCCTATCGACTGTAGTACCTTAACCTGACTCTTACTAGGGGATGCAAATACTATATTATGCAGATTCCTAATATTAATACCAGTACTGAAAGTACCCAGACTAGCAACAATAATCGCATTCTTTTGTTTCTCCACAATACCACGTATTTGTTCACGGTCAGCAGCATCCACTTCTCCAGACACATAGAATATCTTCCGACCTTCCTCTGCTTTATCTCTCATCATATCAAAGAGAATCTTACCATGTTTCTCTACGAACTGGAAGAGAACCAGAGTGTTACCTTTCTGGTCTAACGCAAGGTTGGTAATCAACTTGTTGCGTTTCTCATGGGTAACTATATAGTCCATCTCTTCTTGGTATGTCTTACCCTGCATCATATGACACACGTCATTATGATAACGCAGTAACAGGACAGATATGTCTAGTTGTGCAAGTGTTCCCTGTACCTGTAGGTCACGTGTTGCGGTCACTCGTTTAGTCGGCCCGAACAGACCTTCGAGTACAAGTTTGTTTGTCTCTGTACCATCTAGTGTACCAGTCGTACCAAACCTGTACGCAGCATTTGAACACTTGTTCATAATACCAGACAGAGACTTCGCCTTGAATAGATGTACCTCGTCACCGAACACACAACCAAACTGTTCGAACCATTCCTTCGGAAACTTGTAGATGGACTGCCATGTAGAGATTATGATCTGTTTGTCGGTCACCTTCTCTTTACCCGAATATATCTTGTGACATAGATCGGGGTCAAACCCATAGTCCTCGAAATCCTTATGCATCTGTTCTACCAGACTTGTTGTAGGAACAACAATGAGAATCTTCTCATTAAAGTTTTCCATATACCAACGCATCAGATTGTAGATAATAAATGACTTACCCGAACCTGTGGGTGACAATAGGATTGCACGTTTCTCTTTGATGCCGTGGGTCACCGCATCATACTGGTAATCACGTAAAGGAAAGGGTAGGTCTAGTTCACTCTGGAATTTAACTAGGTTTTGATGTTGGACATGGTTCTTATTTTCGGGATGACCATACTCATCATTGTCGATCAACTCAATAGGGTACATTCTGTCTGCACAGAACTTCTTCAGATGTGCGTAAAGTCCCACATTGAGTTCACGAGTAATCTGATTAAATAACTTTATCTTACCATCCCACTTACGTGATTTGAATGCGGGCATGAATTTATGACCAGGCACATAGAACGAGAAGTACTCACGTAACTCTGGTATCTGATGCGCCTCTGCATCAATTGTCATCATCGCATGGTCTTTCAGACCGACACGTATAGTGTTAGGTAGACTCATACTGGATATTGACCATGTCGGACAACATACACAGACTGGGGTACTTGCAAATATAGATTTCCTTTACCGATATGGTCTTCTCTGACCCGATCAGCAAATCCTGTCCCATCCTTTCTGAAATAATCCAATAATCTCTTGGCAGCTGCAGGGCCAACAATATATCCAGCAGTTCCGATCATTCCTGTAAGGGGGTGTTTTATGACACCTTTCTTTTCTTTCAAACAATCCCAGTCAAATTGTTCTTTCCACACTTTATATTTCTCTGGAGCCCATTTTGCCATTTTATGTGATCGACCAGACTCGAACAATGATTTTGCAGACAATTGATTTCTTTTATGTGAACTAATCTGAATGATGCCATCATAAATGGGTTCTGGTAGTTTCCCTATCATGGTAGAGTCTGCCTCTAAGATGCAAACTGGGGTATCATTTTCATATGCCCACTTGTAGATAAGATAATGAGTTAACCCATTCGATATTCTTCTTATAGGACATTTACGTTCTTTGAAATCAGTCAATTCTCTACCCCCCGAAGCGGAGTATTTTAAGAATGTTCCATTCGCCTTATCGACTTCATCTAGTCTCTTATGTGAAATAGAATAAAATTTTTCTACTTCATATCCTTGTTTTTTGGCCGACCGAAGACACTCCTCAGTAAGTTTATTGTATTCCTTAGTGTCTGTGGTTACACAAAATATTTTCACTATTATTGTCCCGCTTCAAACGAACGCCATCTAATCATATTTCCGATAGTCTGATGTCTCCAATTGAGATTGTTGACTATCTCTGTAAGTGTATCTATAATTGTTTTAAGATACTGAATCTTCATCTCAGAGTCCTGAATCTCCTTGTCGGAGTCATAATAGTACTCCTTGAAGTTCTTGGTGGTTGCACTGAGACCCTCATAGGGGTCATACGCCCACCCACGAGATTCAATGTCTTCTTGAGACATCTTACCTTCGTAGTAGAGGTACTTCTCTTTGAGTAGAATCTTCTGTTTGAACTCCGCCTGTTTGAGACGGAGTTTTGTCAATGAAAGGTACTCAAGGTACTTTGCGTGAAGGGCGGGTGTCACCCTTGAGGTTTCGTCCAATTGATGTTTCGCAATTTCGGAGTCTTCTTTCCACTCCGCAAGAATGCTTTCCAAATCAATCATAATATAATCTCCATAATGTAAAGGTATATAGGGTTAAGTTATCTCGAACTGTGAGAACCTAAATGAGGCATCAAACGTCACGTAGGTTACATCTCCCTGTGTTGAGGTGAACTCAATGTTCCCAAGTGATATAGGCATACAATCCTTATACTTGATCTTTTGAGTTGTGTTGTTGTGACTAGACAATACGTGTAGTGTAATGTCAGAGTATGTCGGTATCTTGGTCATTCTCTCTGATTGTGATACTTGACCATCATTCACTATACGAGTCAACCAATCATACATCTCTTTATAGGATGAAAGGTTTTCGTCTAGGATGATAGAGAATGATACTTCGGTGAAGGTTATCTTGTCACCCGCCAAAGGTACTGACGTGATTCTTCGAATAGGTAACTCTACAGGATTGACAGATGCGCCTGGATGTGATACAGACTGGACAAAGTATTCCAAGTTGGGATACCTTGCCCTGTCGATGACTACCTTAAACCCTGTGGGTTGTAAGTAGTTTAGATTGGTTGTGATTTCCGCATCAGAAATCTGAACTTTACTGTCTACTGGCATAATGACCTCTTATAATATACTTCTATTTATAAGAGATTTAATGTACAGTTTCCTGTTCACGTATTTTTTCTGCGAGTTGTTTGACGACACCCGCCCAGTAGTTTTTCGCCCACTCGGTTTGTGAACGTGCCAATGCATCATTCGCATTGGCGATTAATCTATGATAATCATACATCTACTATTCTCCCCTTTCCGACCCAGATGATTTCTTCGAACTTCTCTTCGTAGGTCTTACCATCTACAGTGAACCCAACTTCGTGTAACTGTTTCAATACGAACTTAACTGCTTCCTTTGCGGTCTCAAAAGAATACCACTTTAGACACTCACGACCTTGATTTGCAAGTCTTACTTCATACATCATGTTACTCTCCTTTATTTAGTTTGTTGCCATAGTAATCATGTGTACCAGCTTCATGATTCTTACGTCTTTCTTTCATCTCTTTCATTGCAGCTAAAGAACCTAGCACTCCAAAGAAACACAACCAACAAGCAATAAAAACAACTATAAACTCTACCATTACGCAACCTCCTTATGTGATACGTGGTATTCTGAACGATCGCCTTTAGGCATCATGACGAACGACTCCTTACTACCCTCTCGGAGGGGTAACTCCCTCTCAGCAACAAAGTTGCCATAGAAGTTACGAGTGATGAAGTACGGAGACTCCCACTCTTCCCACGGAGTCTCGTCATGGTCTAAGACAGACCAGTCAAGAAGATACTCCTCGAACGATTCGTTCTTGTCCTCGATCAGAGGACGAACCGCCTTCACAAGAGACTTGGCGTCATCTTGCGAGTGGTCGAAGTCAAGCACATAGGTGCTACCACCTTTGTACTTCCAGTGTTGAGGACACGCCCCAACTCCATCCCAATTGTGGGCGCCATAGTTTTCACGAACTTGGGTCTCAATTACTAAACGAAGTCTTGCCATAATTAATTTCTCTCTTTTCTCATTCTCAATACAAGTATTATACACTATTAAACAGGGTTTGTCTAATACTT